GAGTGATGCCGCCAGCGTTGGTCAGCGAAATGCGTCCGTTGGCCGTGGTCAGTTCGATCGTGGCCGACGAGGCCGAATAGGCCGTGCGCAATTGCATCCGCGCCGTGAAGCCGGTGGTATTTACGGCGGTTGCAGGCGAGCCGCTCTTCCAGTTGATAACCTGGCTATAGGTCGCGCCCTGGGCAATGGTCAAATCTGTCGAAGCAACGGCACTCATTTGTCCCCTCCCCTGCGAAAATAGTCCGCCTCCAGCCGCTCAACGCGCGGAGAAAGGGCGGTGAGCTTCTCGCCCTGGTTGGTCACGTTGGCTTGAAGGGTGGCCGCCCACCACACGACGGCAACGGTTTGCACAAGCAGCACCACGGCAAACGACGCCAGGGCAATGTTTACGGAGCGGCGTTCGTTGTCGCTCATTTGTAGAGCGGGACGCGGAAGGTATTAGTCCCGATTTGTATCGTTGTCCACGCCGACACGTTGGTCGTGTTGGTGGGTGCGGTGTTTGTGGAAAAAAGAGCGGATTGAAACCCTTGCGAATCGGCAATTACCCATTTTTCTCCGCTCAATTCGTCGTAAGTCAAAACTTCTGACCCCGTGTCGTTGTTGATGATCGAAATAGCGCGATTGGCGGCGCCAGCAGTGTCAGGAGCAAGCCCTGTGGAAGATGCAGCCTGCAAATTGTTGCGAACAGCTTCGACGACGGCGTTGCTTGAGAAATTGAACGCATTCGTCCACACCACATTGGTTGCGGCAACGATTTGGCCGTTCGTGGAATAGCCCAGCGTGCGGATGGTTTGCGCGTGGCAGGCGGCGGCAAGGACGGCAAAAGCGAGGGTGGCTAGGAGGTGTTTCATGTTATTGTTTGGTGGCGGAGAGGGTGCCGTCGTTGCCGATGGTCACAGACCAGACGGAAGCGTCGGGGCTGTTAAGCAAGAAGCTGGTCGCGCCCGGCGTTGGTGTTGGCGACGTTGAGGCGATGATGTCGTCGCTCAAATTGCACGTTGTCTGGTAAGTGTGCCGCCGCGTTCCGTCGCTTACCTCAACTTCAAATTTCAGTCCCGTGGTCGCGCCGGTGGCGATGAGGTTGTTAATATCTACCGTGTTGAAGCTGACGTTGGCTTTGAGTCCTTTCGGAGCGGCCAGCGTGCTGCTTATCGTCATTGGGTCGAAATTGATGTTGGCTTGCGAATTGGCAAACGTGAAAACAAAGCCCTGCGAATAGTTGCCCGTAACCACGATTTGCGGCTGGCTGTTTACCGCAATCCCCGCAGCTATTAGCGCCTGCGAGACCGCTGAAGCGTCGGCTAGCCGATCTATTTGCGGAGTGGTGATGGCGGGCAGCGTCGCCGTCCCCCCTCCGCTTGTGACTGCGGCGGCAATGGCCGTGCCTCCGTCCGTATTTGAAATTCCGAAAGTGTCTTTGGTTCGATTGACGACGATGTAGCTGCTGTTGCTGAACGTGGAGCCGGAAATGCTGAATGCCGAGAGCGTCACGGATTGTCCGTTTATCAGGCCGTGATTGGACGCGGTAAAAACCCCCGCCGACACACTGCTAACCGTGACTGTTCGGCTGGGCAACGTGAGCGAATACCCCCCTTCAATGGGCGGGTTTCCGGCAAAGGTCAATTTTTGCACTTCGTTTGCGCCGCTGCCACCAGCCGTAAGCGTTGTGATTGATGGCGTAATGGCCGTTGTTGTTGCGGTCCACGATGTTTGCAGGGCGGCTGGCTGAGTTAACCCAATCGCCAGTTTGACGGTGTTCCCGGAATAATCCTCTACGGAGTAAGGCGGCGTTTGGGCGGGATTTGGGCGCAGGAAATACAGCTCAATGGATTCGACATCTTCTTGAACGAAAGACGGAATGCCCGCAGGCAGCGAGCTATCGACACCGCTAACGAAACTTCTTTGCTGGACATCCAGGTAAAATTGCCGCGCCTTCATTCAGCGGACGGCAGGTGTCAATTCCCTAGGCTTTTTCCGCAATGAACCTATACTTTACTGGCTTGCCGTTTTCACAAACGTCAAATGTGACGCCCGGCATGAGCTTCCATCCACCGTCTTGGCGGTCAATCTTGTATGGAGCGCCGTTGCCGTCCATGGGTATCGGGCTGCATTTTGCAAAATTTCGGTCCAGTTTCCCTGCAGAAATGACGCACGGAGCTTTGTTCGGGTCGTTGCCGCCCTTCAAATCGTCTGCAAATTTTTCCAGATCGGCCATCGGCTACTGGTAAAACACGACTTCGCGCGAAGCGGTTACGCGGGTGACGCGGCCCAAGATTTCGCGGTCTTCACTGTCGATTGTTTTCTTGGCAATAAGCGCCAGCACTTCAGAACTGACGCCGGTTATGCTGTTGATTTTGGCGGCAGTGAGGTCCGGCGTGAACGTCTGCCTGTCCAACAATGTGTAGCGCGCCGAGGCTACGGTGCTGGTGTAATCAAATTTTGCCTGCGCTTCAATTGCCTGATTGTTCACAATGAGCGCAATGGTTCCTGTAAAAGACCGGCTGGCCCTGTTTTGAGACAGGACAACGCGCACCGGGTTAGTGGCCGTGACGTAGGTCGCCGTGACGTAAACAAAGCCATTTGCATATTCAAAGCTGCGATTCAGCAAATATGGGCCACCTTGATTGCGCGGAAGGCCGCGAGGAGACGAGCCTCCTGGCCATTCCATATCAAACTCAAAAAGCGCGGCGTCGGCTGCGGTCCGCAGCAAAAAGCGGGCGTTAATTGTAATGAGGCCGTCTTCGCTCACGTCGCAAGACTGCGTAAGGCACACGACTTGGTTTGTCGCGATGGCGGATTTGTGAACAACGGGGGGCATGGCTTCAGGCGGCAAGGACTCTGATGGGGAGGCGCTCTGTCAGAAGTTTGTGGATTTCGATGACGGTTTGCATGGGATCGGCGGATTTGCCGCCCTCTTGGCCGTGTTTGCCGGTTTGTTTTTTACCAGCCGCCTCTTCTTTTGCGCGCTCTTCGGGAGTTTTGGAGTTTTCTCGTGCGGACTTTTCAAATTCCCGCCTTCGAGCGGATTCAGCGGCCCTGTCCATGGCGCGCTGCGCCCTCTCTTGTGCGCGAACAGCTGACCGGAATTGCCTGCCGTTTTGTAATCTTTGAGCAGCATCCAGCGCCGGGGCCGCCAGCGCCTGCCCCCGCATTTGACCAATGCGCTCCTCAATTGATTGAGTATTTGAATTTTCTGGGATTGATGCGGCTTGCGGAGCTTGTGAAGAGGTTTGCGGTGATGAATCTGGCTTTGTTGGTTCAGCGGTTTCTGCGTTGGCTTTACGGCGGGCAAGGTCGTAATCTCCGGTTTTTGCTAAAACATCTTCGTAGACTTGCATCCAACGCGCCTTCTTTTTTGCCTCTTCAGTGCCAAACGCCATTGTTTCAGCAAGCTCAACCTCCTTTGTGACTTGATTGATTGTTTTCTGCAGCGCGTCTTCCTGCAATTTAAGCCGTTCTTTCAACGTGGCGTTAACATCGCGAGAGGCTTTGTCTAGGTCGCCTTCATATTTGATGGCGGCCTCTGTCCATTCTTTGAATTTGACCAGAGAGGCTTCCTTCTCCTTGTCGCCAGCCAGTTGCGCCTCGCGGATTTTCAAATCGATTTCAAGCATCTGCTGTTTGAACCGAGCCGCCTCAGTTTCAATCATTGCCCGTTTTTCGGCGGAAGACGCCGCTTGATCGTTTTGGTCTGATGTTAGGGCGGTCTGCTGTGTAATTTCTTTTTCCTTTGCAAGAATCTCATCCATCCTTTGCAAGACCATCCGCTCTCTCTCGCCGTCGCTGCCAGCCGCATCAAATGCGCCGCTGTCTCGTAACTCGTTGAATGCTTTTTCGCGAAGTTTGTCCCGATTGATTTGATCAATTGTCCTGCCCTGACCAAGTAACTCCATCGCGGCACCCGAAACAGCGCCGGATGGACCAAAAGCGCTGCCCATTTGCGCCGCTTTGGCAACGCCGACAAGGTCTGGGCCGTTGGCTAGCAAATCGCCCAAACGCTGCGCTGGGTCAACAACCAGCGCCTTGAGCAAATTCGCCCCAAAAATGGCGGCATTTTGCTTTGCCTTATCAAGTTCGTCGTTGGCTCGGGCCAAGGCTTCAACTGTGGATTCAGAAGCGGCGTTGACGTTTTGCATTTCTGCAACCAACTCTGCAAAGTTGATGTTAGCCGCGCGAACGCCAACAACTTCAAACAGGTCGGCCATTTTTTGAGCATCGCCATTTGCTGCCCTTTGGGCTTCAGCAACCATTTGAACACGATCAGCCAAACTTGCGGCGGCAAACTTTGCAGGGTCAATGTTTACGCGCGCAAAAGCATCGGCCAATTCGCCGCCATCTCGAGCGGCCTTGTTGGCTTGAACGCCCATCTTGTTCATGGAGCGCACGACTGCATCAAAATCGGTCCCCACAATCTGCGCGGCGTTTCCTACTTTTTGAATGTCGGTCGTTGTTACTCCAAGTCGTTTGGCCGAATCTGAAATATCGTCCATGCGCTGCAAAATGTTTTGCAGGCCCGCAACAACTGCGCCACCGGCAATCAGGCTCCCAAGGTCGGAAAACGACCTACGCACAGCATCTCCCGCGCTGCGGGCAGAATTTGCCACCTTGCCCATGGCCGCATCAAACTTTGCGGTTGTAGCTGATACGTCAAATTTAATGGAGCCGTCCATTGGTTAAAACTCCAGTGTCAAGAGACCTTTGCCATGCCAGGATAGCGATCAAGAGCCTGTTTGATTTTGCCCTTCGCTTCCAGTTTTACAGCTTGCCCAAAATAATTGGCACGTTTGTTTAGTTGGATTCGGAAAGTTGCCCCTACCGGCGCTCGATTTTTGCCTTTGCCTTGATGCCCTGCGTATTTGTTCGTGTGAGTGAGGGCATTGATAAAGGCAAGGCGGTAATCCGCGCCCTTGCCGCTTTCTTGCGTTGTCACCGCTTGCGACATATCTCCTTTTTTGTAATGGGTTGCGCTTCGCACATAACCAGGAGCCTCAATTGGAATTTGCAATCTCTGGGCAATGTGAACCCACATACGCGCGGCTAATCCTCGGGCGTTTTTCTTTTTAGGCAAAGCCTTGGCGCGGGTGTCTTTGATTTGTTTCCACAGCCAATCGGGATAGCGATGCGGCTGATTGCTACCCGGCAAATAATACAATGCGCGCCCATTGCGACCGCGCGATCTGGCCTCAGCCGCCCGGCGTTTTGCGCGGTCGATTTCCTGTGGAGTGTATTGCTTTCCCTTGCGCGAAATCGGTCCGCTGTATTCGATATTGTAAAAAGCCCCCGGTTGTCCCTTGTGGTTCTTTTCAATGCTTGCTGCGGTTGCCTTTTTCATGTTGCGAACCGTTTGCGTCAGAATCACGCCCAGCTCATGTTTAATGATTTTTTCAAAGTCTTTGCCACTTAGCCTTTGAAGCGAGCGCACCGCGTCGTGAAAACGGCGCATCGCTTTTGCGTCTGGTTCAATGGTTGCTGGCACATTTAGTTTGTGCTGTCAGCGCCTCGGCCAGCATGGCGTCGATGTCTTTGGCCCCGCGTTCCCCGTCTGTGGCCCATCGCGGCTTTCTTCCGGCGCAAAGCTCGTCCCAGACAATTAGCTGGTTGAGCGCAGCCAGAGGCAACGTCCACATGGCATCTTCAAGGCTGATTCCATATTTGCTGACGCGCGCGGCCAGCGCGATTTGCCACACGGGCCGCGCTAAACTTTTGGGCTTGCGTCGGAAATTTCCGGTTCTGCCGACAGTGCTTGAGTAATAGAGGCCGAAAACTGCTCCATTTGCCGTTCAAACCATGGCTTCCAAAGCATGGCATCTGCCGGGCCTCGCTCGGCCATGAAGTCAAATACTTCTCCTAGCAATGCTTCTGGACGCGCATAGCTGGCCCGCAATTTGGCAACCGGCTGGCTATGGATGTAGGCAAAGCTGAAAATATTGAAGCTCCAGTCTTCGCCGTCGAGTTCTCCCGCAGCGCGCTTTAGTCGCTGGTGCAGGCTCCACGACGCCGCCGTCATTGGGCGCAGGGCCAGCCCTGCAATTGTTTCTTCACCCCCTAACGCCGCCGCTTCCAGCAGCCCTTGTCTTTTTTCTGGGTCGATGTCCATATCGACCCGTTAGGCGCTGTCAAGCTATGCCGGGAACGTCCGCAATTGCTTTCCGGTTTGGCTGTCGTAGATCGGCCCGAGGCCGTCACCCGGATCGTATCGCCAGTATTCCACTGCTTCAAGCGTGCAATTGATGCTGGTCAATTCTGACAAGCCACCAAAATTTCCAAGCAGTTTAAGCGGTATTGAAAAACTCAAACCGCAGTAATTTAAGGCTAGGTTTCCCAAAATTTGGCCGTCTCCCGCGACGGTCGCGCCGTTGATATCGTCTCCCAAAACTTGGAAATCAAACTTTGGACCTAATTTTACATATGTGTCGGTGTTCAGACGCGGCATCGAAAACGGAAACAAATGATCCGCTCCAACACGGTAAGACTGTTTGCTTTCCTCGTCGTAGATAACTCCTCCGCAAACAAGATCTGTTTCAGCTGAATAAAGCGTTACTATTTGAATTTCGTCATCAACGACAATTTGTTTGGTCAAAGTGGTAATGTCGAAAAACTTTATTTCCGCATAGTTGGTTTCTTGAAGGTTACTTTTTGCGGTATATTCGCTTTCAAGTTTCCACTTCTTGACCCTCCACCACATCGGAACCGCTTTGCTTGAAATATCCGAGCCTTTGAAAAATTGCTCGTCGGCATTAAGGCACCATGGGAATAAACCCAAATGTCGGACGTTTGCCATGCGCTTTCAAAGACTGTCAAAGCAAACAGAGCGGAGCCGAAGCTCCGCCCTGCGTCACGAGCAATGACAGCACACGAAAAACATCACATCACTAGCTGCGCCACATCGCGTTTGGTTTTTGCGTCTAACTTTTCGTCGGCCAGCATGATGCCGCCTCCGGGCAAGTTTACCATGACCAGGCGACGGGTCTTTTTGAAAATCACATCGAGCAAAATCTCGCGGTTGTAAAGCGCGGCGCGGGCCCCCGGGAGATCTGGCAACTGCTCGCGGAGGGCTTCGCAGGCTTCTTGGCTTTCCAAAATAGCTTCCACGATTTTCCCCGTGGGGATGCCGCCCGCGCCGTCGCAGTCAAACCAGTAGTGGACAACCTCGCGGCCCTTCTGAACCACGCGGCTGATCGGGTCTTGTTGGCGAAGTTGGACGCCGACCGTGCAAAGGCACGAAGCGACTTTGGTGTCAGTGGTTGCGTAAAAGGCTGCGTGCATAATCTGTATCTCTGGTTGCGCCTAACGGCGCGGCTTAGAAGCCGTGGTTGCTTGCGCCGATGGTGACTTGCTGAAAGTCGTTGGGCGCGCGGGAAACGGCCACGGAATCGACGTAAAAAGTTCCGCTCACGCCGCCAAGGTTGCTGGTCGCGTTAGCCAAAGTGATGGACGCCCCAATGGTCGGGGTTGTGCTCTTCAAGTAACCGCTCATTGAAGCGACTGATTTTTTGCCGTGGTAAGCAACCGCCACATGGTCGCCGTCTTCATCAACGACAACGGTTTTGTCCGAGTCAGAAGTCTGCGAAAACGAAGTGAACACGGCAACGGTTTCTGCCGAGCCGCCGAAAGTGATGGAAGTTAAGCCTACGATTGTCGCTGCCATGATGAATATGGCGCGTTGTCAACCTAGCGGACGCGATAGATGCCTGTGCGCTTGCCGTTTTTCTGATCGTAGCCCTCGTAAGCCGCGCACGCGACTGACTCGGCAATGTCTTTGTCAGATAAGCATTCGGGCCAGTTAGCCAGGCGAATGGTGTCGCCAGCGACTTTAGGCTGCTTGGAAGGCTTCGTTGACCCAGAGTCGAACCGGGATGGTTCGGCTGAAGGTTCGTTCGTTTTGTTCATATTGAATGGGTTCAAACTCCAAGCCCCAGACGTAGGTGATCTCAGTGGCGTTGAGGCTCGCCTTAAAAGCATCGGCGTCTACGGTGTCCATAAGCGCCTTCCACAGCGTCTTGTAGCCAGCGGCCCCGGTGTCGTCATCGCTTGTATCTGGCAAGCGGCGGAAGTCTTTCTCAGTTTGAGGAGTTTGATCGGCGCTGGCCGTGAGTGTAATGGAAAGTCGCGCGTTCCAGGTCTGCATCCCTAGCACAAGCTCATCGAGCTTCTCTGCGCGAACGTAAATGCACGGCAAGGTGTCTTCGTCGGAAACGTCAGCCGCGACGATGCGGCAGGAATCAAGCGCCTCAACGGCATCGAGCACGCTTACGGCGGCGCGCTCCAAGGATTCCTCCAATGAATAAACTGCGGGCATGGAATTACTTGCTGTCTGGCGATTGCAAAGTCAGGTCAATGCTGGCCTCGTCGGTGTCGATGCCGGTGATTCGGTAGCGGCGGCCCGCGTATTTCACAATGCCGCCCATGCGAAAGGTTGGCGCGCCTTCGCGAAGCACGGTAGCCGTGAGGCCGCGCTGCGCCTCAAAGCCGCCTTCTCCCAATGCGTTGCCATAGGTTTCCTCGCCCACCACGGCATCGTAACAACGTTCCAGATATTCAATCTGGTCGCGGATCGTGGCAACTGCCTCGGTGCAGCCGGCGGTGTAAGCCTGGGCAAATTGGCTCATGCGCTGGCCGTGGTGTCAGCCTTTGGTGCGAGATCTGGGTTGCGGCGGCGGAAGATTTCTTCTCCGAGTCGGTAGGCTTCGTCCGAGTTTTCCATTTTGTAGGTATCGTCGGACGGAACGGCGGGATTCCAAAATGGATGCTCGTGCTTAAAAACGATGTCGGATGGCACAAGAAGCCCGCTTGCCTTGGCTCGCATGGAAAACTCGGTGTCCGAAAAGACGCCTGCATAGTCTGCCGCAAGGATGTTTTGCGCTCCGTATCCAAGGCGCTTGAACGTGAGGCGCGTGACGCAAAACGTGACCATGAGATGGTCGTTGCGGTATCCGTCTTGGATTTGCAGGATGGCGGGCTGGCGTGCGTCCACCTTGGCGCGCAAGGCTTCCTCGATGGCAAGATCCCAGTGGAGCGGCGGGAAGACATCATCCTGTGCGGTGATGATGATTTGCCCCGTGGCTGCGTTTGTCGCCGCGTTGTAGTTCTGCACGGCTGTTCCGCCAACGCGATCAAGGTTGCCAGCGGGTGAAAGCGCGTGGCGAAATCGGGAGAGCAGGCCGACCGATTCCTCGTCATCGGCAGAAAAGCCAAAGATGTATTCGATGCGCTCCGGGTTGGCGGCGGCATCGAGCCAGCGTTTGCGTGTCATGGCCGCTTGATGGGCACGGGCGCGGGTCGGGTGGCAAACGCTGATGCTGTATTTGTGGCCTTTGATGCGGGCGCGTTCGATCTCGTCGGCTTTGTCTTGCTGCCCCGCCATGCGGAGCCATTGCGTCCAAAGCGCCTCCCCCGCCCATCCATACAGCCCGTCGCGGTGCGTCCACGGCTTATCCACAGGGCGCGGCAGAGCCATCATGGCGCGGATATAGGCTTCTGCCGTCACCATGTCGCCAAGATCGAGGTGCATGGCTCCAAGCAGGGCCAAGGCTTCGCGGCGGTTTGGCTGCGTTTTGTAGGCACTATGCAGCGCCGTCATCATGGCTTTGTATTCAGGCGAGTCCGTTTCAAGGATTTCGGGCCGGGCAAGCTCGCAAATGTTCAAGCAAAGTTCATAACGCTCGGTCGGTTTAAGGTCCGGATGAGCCAGCGCCTTCTTAGCCAAGTCCATCGCTTCGGCCTTGCGGCCTTGTCCCATGTATTCGCCGTGGAGGTGGTAAATTTCCGAAACGGTGCGTTCGGCTTCGGGTATAGACTCTAGAATAGTGACGTTGCGGTTGCTGCCCTGCTTTGGCTCGTCATCTGGCAAATGCACAACAGTTGGCTCGTCGCACTTGGCAATACGGGCGTCGGCGGCAAGTTGGAAGTTCTCGTGGATGCGATTGACCCACTTGCCTTTGTCGCGGCGCACGAGACGCTCGCGGATGTTGTGGGCGATGCCGCGCCCGGCGACGTTGTGGTAGAGGGCGAAGGCGTCGAAGTTGTCGCCGTGTTTTTCTAGGAGCTCGTGCAGGGCGGGCGCGAAGTTCGGCCCTGGCGTATCGTCGCTATCGACCCAAAGCGCCCACGGCTTTGTGGCAAGGTCAAAGGACTTTTGGCGGGCGGCTCCAAAGTCCGAAACGTGCGGCCAGTTTTCAAATTCTGGCGGGTTGTTCCAGACATCATAGGTCGCGCCATGCTTCTTGCAGACTTCCGCGACCATAATGCTCTTGGCTTCGCCGCCTGGCGCGTGAACCACGACCATTTCGCTGACGGCTGGCGCGAATTGAGTCAAGCAACGGTCAAGCCGTTTGGGTTCGTTGCCGACAATGACGCAAAGCGCGATCTGCTCGCGCGGGCTGATTTTCTCCATCTCGGCGGGAGATGGTTTGTCAACAAACAGAAACCCCGGGCGATTGCCCGGGGCTCCGTGTTGCGGTTGGGAGATGGAGACGAACTACGCTCCGAGGCCGAGTTTTGCAGCCGCCGTGATCGCGCGGGACGCGCCCCACAGGGCTTCAAAGGCCATGTGGTGCTTGCCCGTTTCGGGACGGTAGAAACGACGCACGCCGATGGTCAGGCCGGTCGCGGGGTCCGTGACGGTCTGGGCGGCGAGATACTCCGAGGGAGCCTGCGGCTCGAGGGCGCGGACAGCCAGGGCGACGGCGTTCGGGTGAACGGCCACAGCCGACAGGCTGATGCTGTTGGTCGGGAGGACCAGGCTCTCGTAGACGTTCATGCCGAGGATGCGGGGCACGCGGCCATCAGCGATGGTGTCGCGAGCGCCGAATTGCGAGGCGTCCAACAGGCCAGACTGCGACAGGAGGCTGTCGTAGAGGGTCGTGTTGAGGATGAGCGCGCGGTCGGTCTGCGGGACTTTCGAGTCGCTCAACGCCTTGCGGAGTGCGCGGGCGTTGGTGAGAGTGAAGGCCGACAGGTTGGTCAGGGTCGCGGCGTATTGCGCGGCGCTTGAGGCGGTCGTGACAAAGAGGTTGTAAACCGAAGTCAGCACGGCTTGCGCCAGGGCTTTGCCGCTCTGGTTGGCAAACTTCATGATCTCAACCGTGGACGAAGCGGCCCACTCACGATCGGTCACGTCCGAGGTGACGATCTGATGGTTGTTGATGGAGATCGACACGTTGTTGATCGTGCCGCCGCCAGCGGTGTAATCGTCAGCGAAGGTCGTGGCCGTCAAGTTTGCGATGAGCGGAACTTCGACCGTTGCGCCACGGCGCACGGTTTCGGCTGAGTATGAGGTTGTGAAGAGCGACAGGCTCTCCATGTCTGCAACGAAAGATTCCAGCGCGGCTTGCGCTATCAGGCGATCGTTGAGGTTGTTTGCGATGGATGTTGCCATAAAAGTGGATTAGTAAGCGGATGCGATGATGTCGCGCTTGTGGGCGCGGAAATACTCGACGGCGTCAGCGCCGGTGAGGGAGTTGAAAATCTGCGCGGGCGTCAGTTCCGGCTCGGAAGGCTGGACAACCACGGGATCAATGCCAACAGAAGCGACGATTGCCGCAGCGCGCTCACCAGCACTTTTGGACGCGGCGAGGAGGTCGTTGATCTGCTCGTCCTTGCTGGCGACTTCGCTCGTCAGGCGCTCAACTTCCGCGCGGAGGGTTTCAATTTCCTTGGCCGTCACTTCGTCGGCTTGCGCCCGAACGGTGTCGGCTTCGACTTTGGCGGAAAGTTCAGCCTGGAGGGCGTCAACTTTCGCTTGCAGTTCGGCGTTCATGTTATCTTCCGAGGAAGTGTCAACCGCTTCGTCGGAAACGGGGGCGTCGGTCGTGCTGACAATCGGCTCCGCGACTTCGGGAGCGGTTTCTTCAGCTTTGATGTTTTTGGCGGATTTGCGGGCCATAGAGTTGGAAAAGTTGTCAAAGCGCGCGCGGGCGCTTTCGGGTGTGATGGAAGCGGCGGCTTCGATGCCGTCCTCGATGCCGTCGGCAAAATTCATGGCAACGGCCTGCGTGGCATCGAGCCATGTCTCGGCATCCATGAGTGAAGAAATCTCAGTGGAGTCCATGCCGGTTTTGCGCGTGTAAGCGTTGACCAAAGTCTTTTTGAGCTTGTCCAAAACGTCCGCTTCTTTGCGGAGGTCGTTGGCGTCCCCGACGCTCATCGACCAAGGGTTGTGGATCATCAGCATGGCGTTGTCGGCCATGAGCACTTCCTCGCCGGCCATTGCGATGACCGAGGCCATGCTCGCCGCAAGTCCATCAACGTGAACGGTTAAGCCGCCTTTGTGTCGGCGCAGGGCGTTGTAGATGGCCGCGCCTTCAATGACGCTTCCTCCGACGGAATTGACTCGGAGGTCGATGTGCTGGCCTTTGAGCTTGCCGACTTCGGCCACGAAATCTTTGGCAGTGACGCCGCCGAAACCGATCTCGTCATAAATGCTAACTTCGACGCTATCGCCGGACGCGCTGTTCTCGGTCTTAGAAATTGCATACCAGCGGTTCGCGCTCATTGCTGTGCGGGCGGTGTCAATTCGTCCGCGTCGTTGTCGTTGGAATCGTCGCCGCTGCTGTCGGTTGAAGCATCTTGCGATTGCGGAGGCGGTGTCGGCGGGGCGGGGTTCGGGTTGAAGGTCGCAATGGAGTCCGACGAGATGCCAAACTCGGCGGCAAGGTCGGCCAGATACTTCGCCTCAACGGCGCGCTGACGGAGTTGGTCTTTCCACTCAAGGCCGCGCTCGCTGTAATCTTCCGAGTAAGTGCGGAGGCCCGCGCGCACATCGTTGAGGTTTGCTTGCGCCTCGCGTCCGTAGTCCACGCTTGCGGCTGCCGGGCGTTGCCATTCCACCTTCCACCAGTTTGCATTCTGCGGGATGTAGCCTTTCGCCATGCCGACCGTGATAACGTGCGCCCAGACACGGGAGCACAGGCGGTCGATAAGCAGGGCTTGGCGCTGCTCAAAGGTGCGTTGAGCGCGGACGAGCACGGCGCGCAGGGCTGCGCCACCGGCATCGGAGGGCCGAGCGTAAAATTCCCACGGCACGCCGACATTGCCGCAGACTTCGCGCAGGAGGATGTCGCAAAATTCGCGGAAGTTTTGGCTTGGCCGGTTGCTCGTCCACGAAATCAGATCCTCGCCAACGCCGAGGCGCGGGATGGCCCCGCCTGCGTTGCCGAAAGATTCTACCGTGAGTTCGGTGTTTCTATCGGTGTTGACGCTCGCGGTGCTCTCGCCGAAGAAATCGGCACCCTGTGGATTGTTTGAACGGATCGCCATCGCGATGTAAGAGGAAATTTTCAACGCCATCTTCTCGAAGCCCACGGCATCGCCAATGTCTCGAAGGTGGTTGATGCTCGGAGCCAGCGGCGTGACGTAGCGGAGTTCGTCGCCTTGAGCGGCTTCGCCCACATGAACCATCTGCTGCGCCGGGATGTCTTCGTAGTTGCTGCCAGCGTCCAGGCCGTTGCCGATCAGATGGCGGTAGAAAATCGGGCGCATCTGGGGGTTTACGACCACGCCGTCAATCACGCCGGGCGCTTCGTCGCGGGCGGCGGGCTGGCTTGGCGCGTAGACTTGGCTGCGGGCGTCACCGATGCGATGCGCAAGGATGAGTTGCAGCGCGGGGTAGCCGGTGCTCTGCGTGACGGTGCGAAAGAAAACCTCGCCGTCGCGGTCAATGGCGATGCTGGCGATGCGTTGCATCTCCCGCCAGGTGTAGCGGCCTTGCACGTCGGCCACGCGGGACCACTGTTCGAAGTATGCCTCGGCGGCGGCGTCCCATGCTTCGTCGCCGCTGCGGGCTTGCGGGCGGATGCCGCTGCCGGTGACGTATCGCGCCTTCTCGTTGACGAGGCCGCGCAGGAAAGGAGCGTTGTTGTAAAGCCAGCGCGAGAGCTTCATCAGCCGCTCGCGGTCTGCGCCCGAAACGTCAATGTGCGAATCGGCGGCGGATGCGTTGTGTGGAAAATTGCGCTGAATGGACGGGCGCGCGGCATCGTAGCTCTGGCCTTTGATACCAAGCGCCTTGGTAATTAGTTTGAATCGGTCGGCCAGTTTCATTGCAGCGGGTAGTTGAAAGCGGCGATGGTGGTGCGGATGGCTTTGCGCCCGATCCACGCTTCAAGTTCGGCGTCGGTCATGGCTTTGATGAGGTTCCAACACTGAAGCGCCATCTCGGCCACGGTGCCGGGCGTCATGTCGGGCGGGATTGTGTAGGAGAAAGATTTTCCGCCCATGCTGGCCGAGATCATCAAGCGGCCCGCTTCAGCGGTGACGCTGTGGACATTGGCCGCGATGGTTTCCAGCGCCGTCACGGTGGCGGCGGCTTTCTTCCCGTTGGCTACCCAGACTGAGAAAACGAAAGCGCGCGGAGACATTGCTCACGCGATCGGATGTCAATCGGCGGGCTCTTCCAGCTTCGGCTTAATGATGTTGCCGTATTCGGCCAGCGCCAGAATCATCAGTTCGCAATCCAGCATATGGTTCGGCCTGCGCCCGATCTGCTTCCAGATGTAGTTCTCGCGCCCCGTGAGTGGGCTTCGCTTTACTACTTTGCGGTGCGCGTCCAAGTGCGCCTTGTATTCCTCGGAGGCGTCAGCGGCCACCGTCCACGCTGGGCCTTTGCCGCCGCGTAGCCATTCCAGAACGTCTTGCGCGGCGGGTGACGAGAACAGCATTAGGAAATATCCGCGACGATACGGTTTCAAAACCGAGATGGCCTTGCGAAGCGTCTTGCCGAATTTCACGCCGTAGCCGTCCGCGCGGTCTTCGCCCTTGGCCGGGATGTAGCGGTTGCGGAGGCAGACATCAAGAACCTCGTCGGTGCGGAAACCAGAGTCGACCACAACGAGCTTTGCCATTGTGCCGCCGATGTTGCGCGGGGTGTCGAGGCCAAGTTCCTGCACTTTGAATTCCAAATCGGCCCAGGTGGTAAGTCGGCCTTCGTCCACAAGTTTGCTTGATCCGTCTTTGGCAAACGCGCGGCAGGCGAAGTAGAAGCAGTCCTGTTGAACGTCCACGGCCATGATGCGGGCTGTGCCTTCTTCGGGCTCGGCGCGGAGGTTGTATTCGCCCACGGTCAGCGGGCGGGATTCGTCGGTCGCCTGCTCCTCCCAAGGTTCGGCCAGCGCGCCGTTGATGAAGTCCTGCAATCCAAGCAGGCCAGACTTGGCCGTAAGAAACTGCGCGGCAAGCTCGCCAAAGTTGCAAGACTTCCACGGGGCGTAAAGGCTGTTGAGGTGGTAGCTTCTGCGCCCTGACGGCGCGGCGGGGTTGGTCGGTCGCCATTCGCCTTCGCGTAGCATCTTGGTTTTGTGCCCGCTATTGATCGGTTGCTCGCACGATTCGCAAACATAGTAGGCCGTCTCTTTGACCATCTCCAAGTTCCACCCGCCGCTTTCTTTGCGCGCTTCCTCGGCCCATCGCACACGCGGCCAGACAAGCCGCTGCATGGTTCCGCAATGCGGGCACGGCACGAAATAATACCGCATATCGCCAGCGGTAAATGCCTGCCAGATTTCGCCCTCGCCCGTGGTGGGCGTGCTGGCTTTGACGCGCAGGGCGTTGGTGTAGCTCTTGGTGCGGTTTTCGGCCAAGGCCACGGCCCCGGCTTCGCGCGCGGTGGGCAGGGCAAACTTGTCCGTTTCGTCCATGATGAGGAGCCCCGCAGGGCGCGAGGCCAAAGACGCGGGCGAGTTCGACCCGACCATCGTTAGCGTGGCATCTCGGAAAAACATTTCCAGCGCCTTCCATTTGTTGAAGTTGGACGGCTTCAATGATGCCAAGCGGCGGCAATCATCGACCATCGGTTGCCAGCGGTTTTCGCTGAAGCTGCGGGCAAGGTGTTCGGTCGGCATGACCCAGATGGTTGGCGACGGGTTGTTGACCATGCGCCAAGCGGTGCCGATCATCAGCACCGTGGTTTTGCTCGTCTGCGACCCAAAACACAGGGCAAGGTCACTCACTCGCGGATCGCTGAAGCACTCCAACGGCTCCCGGACGTAGGGCGTGAGCAAAGTCGAATACGGCCCAGGCGTTTCCGTCTGACGGCGGGACAGGACAATCTCATCCTCGGCCCATTGCCAGACTTGGCGCGTGTCCACAGGCGCAAAGACATCGCGCAGGCTGCGGTCGAGTTGCTGCGTCAGCGTCATGCCGCCAGCTTCGGCGTCTTGCCCGTGGCGTCGGCCCATCGTTGCAAGGCCACGGCGACATAGGCGGGGCTGATCTCGATGGCGCGGCATTTGCGGCCAAGTTGCTCGCAGGCGATCAATGTCGATCCGCTGCCGCTGAATGGTTCATATACGACATCTGATTTATCTGTGAACGCTTTTATGAACCAAGCTGGCAATCCTATGGGAAACGCGGCGCTGTGCCCAAGCGCTTCGTGTGTTCCGACAAAAGTTGGCAATCTGTTTCCTGGATACGCCATGCCGACAATTCTATCATCGCCAAATATGTCGTGTGGTTGACCTTGTTGAACATTGGCTGGTTTTCGCGGTCGTGTTACTCTGCGATTTTTTGGAATGACGCCACCCTTGCCCTGTTTGTCTTTCCAACTCGTGTTTCCTGATCCTTCTCCCAAAGAAAGAATTGCACTGTCTGATTGGTGCATAACTTGATCTGGTCGTATTTTCCATTCGCCAATCGCAAATTGGTAAACTGGCTCAAACTGGTTTTTGAATCGTCTGCGAACTTGTTTAGGAACACCGTTGCGTTCCCAGCAAAACTCAGTGGCAAAATGCCATTTCCACAATCGAACATGAGCAATAACCAAATCAAAAACATAAAGATTGGTGTCTAAATTTTCTGCACACGGCTTGATGTTCACAAACCATGAACCATCCGATGCCAAAATTGATCGCACGTTTTGCTGAACTGGCTCAAACCACGAAACAAATTCATCGGGCTTAATCGGCTTAAATCCGCTCGTGGCGTCGTATTCTCTTTGTTCAGCATAGGGTGGAGATGTGAACGCAATGTTGCATTTATTCTTTCCCATTAACGCATTTACATCTTCAGATTTTCTGCAATCCCCGCACAGCAACCGATGGTCGCCAAGCTCCCAAAGCTGCCCCGGCTCGACGCCCCACTTGGCGCGGAGTTCCTCGGCCTTGTCGATCTGCGGCTCGGCGTCCGCTTCGGGGTTGCCTTCGTCATCAAGCCCCGCGCCTAACTCTTCCAGCGCGTCGACATCAAAGCCGATCTCCTCCATCGTGATCCCCTCTGTCGATAGCGACTCAAGCTCGGCGGCAAGCATCTCGGCATCCCATCCGCCGCCAAGTTCGGCCAGCCGATTGTCGGCCAAGATGTAAGCGCGCTTCTGGGTGTCGCTCAAGTGCGTCAGGCGCAGGCACGGCACACGCTCAAGGCCAAGTTGGTGCGCGGCCAGCACGCGCCCGTGCCCGGCGATGATGCCATTGTCGCCGTCGATTAGCACGGGGTTGTTAAATCCAAACTCGCGGATGCTTCCAGCTATGGCGGCAACTTGCGCTGCGTCGTGTTTCTTGGCGTTCTTCGCATACGGCACCAGCGATGCCGTGGCGACTTGTTCAATTTTCTTGTCGTTGTCCTTCATGAGTTTCTTTGAAAAGCAGGCGCACCCAATTCTCCATGATCCCCTGGGCATGGATCGGGTCGTTCGGGTTGAGTTGCGCGGCAAGGGCGGCGGGTGCGGCTAAGAGCTTTTGCCGTAGGTCGCTGAAGACTTGGCGGTAGGTGCGCTCGGCGGCTTCCACGCTCATGGTCTTGGCGTCTCGCTCCAAGATGTCGCGCAGGCGGTCTTCCATCGCGGCTTGGCGGGAGACGATGTTGTTAAGGGTCTGCACCCACTGGCGGGCCATCGCCTCGTCTCCGCGCTTGTGGCAGGCGGCAATGCGGCTCTGGCAATACTGGCGCGATGACCGCAGCGCCTTGAGCGTTTCTTGGCAGGAGCGTTCCCCAATGACGATTTCCTCCGGGCGCTCGGCAAGCTCGACAGCCTGCTTGGTCGCGTCTGGGTCTTCGGGCTCCTCTGGCGATTGGGGTTGCGGGGCGGGTGTCTTGGTCTTAGGCGCGGTAGCTGGGGGCGTAGCGGGGCGACTGCCGCCGCGCGCAGCGTTACGCTGACGCCACAGGCTTCCCCCCTCCAAGTCGGCGGGCATCCCTCGCTTGCGCCACCGATGGATTAGCGACGGGCTGACGCTTTCGCGGCGGGCTTGTTCGCGGACGGAAACTTCTGCGGCGTTCACTCGTGCCGTTCACCCTGTCAACGGCTGGTGAACACGCAGGAATTTATCGGTCTAGTTCGGGCACT